ATGAATATTAATGACCTTAATGCGGAGATAGCAAGGTGTGGTCTGACCATTCCAAAACTCGCTGAGCTAATAGGCTTGGACAAGAAAACGCTGTATTCTCGTATGAAAGGGGAAACTGCGTTCAAGCAGCCTGAGATCGCAAATATCTCCAAAGTGCTGAAACTTACGCAAGAAAAGATACTTGATATTTTTTTTGCAGACGCAGTTTCTTAAAGGAAACAAGCGATTAAAAAGGGGGTGATAAGAATGAACGAAAATCTTTCAACACTCAGTTTAGACGTTGAAAAAGGAGAATTAAAAGTCAACGGAAAAGATATGTCAGATGTATCGTACTTTAAGCTTGAATTTAATGGTGCTTGGTCACTGACTATATCTGAGGACTTTTACGTCAATGGCAAAAAAAGATCACCTGAAAATTCAGGTGATAAGATCAAGGGACAAATTTTGAAATAAGGTCAAGTACATCGGAAAGACCGTTTTTAAATCGGTTTTCCATATACACAATGGTCTGATCGAGAATATCAAAATCTCCGCCAATGTAAACTTTGATGTATCCATTTCTTGCGAGTTCCAATATGCAATCTGAAATGTCGCTGTCATACCATTTTGATAAGTCTTTATCGCTTTTATAAAAGTCAATTTCAAAACGACGTGATTCAGCCTTTGATTCACCATTTTTACGGCGTTCAAGGTACATTTTGTATATGTAACAAATGACCTTTTCAGAATCCTTTGTAATATTCATAAGTTTGCCTCCTTTCTTTGTAAGATATAGCCATTGTATCACAACTGAGGAGAAAATGCAACAAATGATTGAAGAGGGGATGTGAGAAGGTGGAACAGAAAATTACTGCTATTCCAAGAGGGTGTGACAATGCCAGAGTTGAACAGGTGATCGTAACAAGAGCCTTGAAAGGTGCAGGAACAGAAGATGACCCCTGTAGAGAGGTCATTCAGTATTGGACTCTTGACGGAGAGCTGATTGTAACAAGGTCACAATATGAGGAGGGCAAACGTTGAATTTGAAAAAGATAGCGTACTATCTCGGTATTGCGTTGTGTCTAGCAAGTCCGCTTGCATTCGGTATATGTATGCTAATAGGGCTTGACAACACAGTTCCGCTGTCGCTTATGATAACTAGCAATGTTTGCCGGATATGTTCGTTGGAAGCAGAAATGACAGAAAACACAATGAGGAGGTACAAAGGTATGAAACTGTACAAAGTAACAACAGTAGACCAGTATCATTATAAAAGGGTGTTCACAGTAGCAGCAAAGAGTCAGTACGAGGCTCTGACAAAGGCAAGTGTTATTTGGCCCCATGAGAATGTTTTGACTATCGAGGAGGTGGACTAAATGAGGTCACCTGACATTGAAATGGCAGTGCGGCTGTACTATGAAAAGCCCGAAATAACCAATGCGGATATCAAGGAGCTGTTCAGCACAGGTGAAACGCAGACTATCAAGATCAAGAAAGCTGTTAAGGAAGAAATGGCAAAGCGTGGTGTGAAGTCATGGCTGCCACACTCGGTCAATACCGAGATAGCCTACGAGGTGTGGGGCATTGATATCGACAACTTCGAGAAAAGGCTTAAAAAACTCCGCACACTTTACGGAAAGGACGTGAGAAAATGATAGCCGTACTAGAGATAATCAGATGTGCCGCAGCGGTAGCGCTCGTGGTGGTGCTTGCAATGTATGTAGCGTACAGGTGGTATGTAAGCGTAAAAGAAAATGCCTACGAGGAAGCTGAGGAGAGCATAAAGCGTGCAGTGAGAGAAGCAGGCAGACCCGTGGTCAAGGTCGAAGTTGAAATGAAAGGAAAGTGGTAAAATGGCGTTGATACTGCTGATAACAGTAGCTGTGCTTGCAGGGATAGATGTAGTGATGTATCTTGTGCTGAGCGTGGCGGATAGGCACTGGGAGAAACGCTTTGAGAAAGAGGAGGACGAAGACGATGATAGTGATGAGAGAGGTATTTAAGAGGGACAAGCCCCTTGACAACGGCAGTGGAGCGGTCAATATCTGCGTGTTCCATTCAAATGTCAAGCCTGACGAGTGCGGTGCGCTGACAGTAACGCCAACGAAGGACTACTGCCGCAGATGTGTATTCTACAAGACCCGTGAGGACTTCGACAGAGGGCTTGGCGATGCCGCAAGGTCGCTCCGTGAGAAAGGGATTGAACCTGTGAAGAAGATGGACTATGACGGCAAGCAGTATATGAGCGTAAGACCTATTGGAAAGGAGAATGACGATGATACCGATGATGGCAAAAGATGAGTTTGAAAAGGTGGTAGAGATTTGCACTAATGCAGATAGAAACTGTGGACAATGTCCGCTTAGCAAAAAAATCTATAGATGCGGCGGATATCTTGCACGCTACATAAAAGAAAACGAGCCTGCACTGTCTGCCAACAGCACAAGCTCGGAGGTATCAAAAGAGTTCAATAAGTTGCTGTTGGATATTGCTGGATTGCTTTCCACTATGGACAAACAATGTACAGCTGCATATAATGCGGGCATAAGTTGCCAGAAGTTAAAATCATTGATAAGGTCGGACGGTGAGCCAAGTGACTAGCTATTCTTGCCTTGACTGCAAGCACCTAAAAAGTTGCCTAGAAAGTAGCAGGCGCTACCCTTGCAGAGATTTTAAACTGGCAGAGCCAGCAATATTGGAAAGGAGAGGTCGAAAACATGACAGTAAAAGAAAGGCTTGACGCTATGGTTGACATGGCGGTCATGGAGCAAAAAATGAGGGAAACGCAAGAGTATGGCACTGTTACTGATGGCGTTTACCCTATGATGACAGGCGACGTGTGGACGTCTGACGGAACAATATCGGGTGTTCAGATATTTCCGCCTGACATTCATGCCGTAGCAAAAGAGGTCGGTGCTGAGGTAATTAGTAACGGCTACGAACTGTACTTTATGTATAGGGGTATCGCATTTTTCTGCTATAATAGGAGGCGTTTTAATGCGTTATACTGCTAATGATTGCGTTGGCTGTCCTGACGGGTGCAGATGCTGCGGCAGAGACCGTGATTACACAGTAGTCGAATGTGACAAATGCAGAGAACAGTTAAACCTTGCAAACGAAAATGTTTTCTGCTATGAAGGCAAAGACTACTGCAAAGACTGCTTTCGTGAGATCCTGATTGAAGAAATCAATCAGGACGACGATATTTCAATCTATGAACTTGCCGAGCTGGCAGGAGCTGAATATGACGAGGAGGACTATGACAAATGAAAAAACAAATGTCTGCGGAAGATTACCGCAATAATGAGGCATTCAGTCGTTCTCAGCTTTTCAAGCTGTCAAAGTCGCCTGCACACTTCAAGTACGCCCTTGAAAATCCCGAAGTAGAAACCCCTGCGCTTGCTTTCGGCACAGCCTTTCACGCTTATGTTCTTGAAAAGGACAAGTTCGACAACGAGTACATAGTCGCTCCGAAGCTTGACAGGCGTACCAAAGAGGGCAAGGCTCTTGCGGCTCAGATAGAAGCGAGCAATAAGATACCCATAAGCGAGGACGTTTTTGCACAGATACAGGCAATGGCTGAAAGTGTGATGTCAAACAAGTATGCTGCCGCTTTGCTTAACGGCGGTGAACATGAAAAATCATACTTCTGGACGGACAAGCTCACGGGGCTTAAACTCAAATGCCGCCCCGACTGCCGCACAGACCTCAAATCAACGTCAGTCATAGTTGACCTCAAGACTACTGAGAATGCCGATACAGACAGCTTTATGCACAGCTGCATAAAGTACGGCTATGACTTGCAGGCGGCGATGTACACGCAGGGTGTGGAGAAGATAGAGGGCAAGCCTCATAGATTTGTTTTTATCGCTGTGGAAAAATCACCGCCTTATGCCTGCAACGTCCTTGAAGCCGACAATTTTATCATACAGAAAGGCACAAAAGACCTTAACGACTATCTTTACATTCTCAAAGAGTGTCTTAAAACAGGTAACTGGTACAGCTACAACGGCAAAAACGGCGATTTGAACGTCATAAGCCTGCCGGGTTGGCTGGCTAGAGAATACGAATAGGAGGACAAAACAATGGACGAAATAACAAACGCAGTAACAGTAACACCGGAAGTACCGCAGAACAGCACTATGCCCCTTGACAACATCAATCAGGGTACAGTCGCTATCGAAGCAAGCAGAGCCATTGCAGAAGCCCAGGGCAAGCTTGTTATCGCAAAGAGATTTCCACGCAACGAGATACAGGCTTTTGCAAACATGAAAAAAGCTTGTCAGCGTACAGGGCTTGCAAACAAGGCATTTTACAGCTATCCGAGAGGCAACGAAACAGTTTCAGGACCAACTATCAGGCTTGCGGAGGAACTTGCAAGGTGCTGGGGAAATATTGACTTCGGCATCAAGGAGCTTTCTCAGGACAACGGCAAGTCAGAAATGCAGGCGTATGCTTGGGACTTGGAGACGAACACAATGTCGGTGCAGAATTTCACGAACCCACACGCAAAGGAAGTCAGAGGCAAGATAAAGACCCTCACGAGTTTGCGTGATATCTATGAGAATAACGCCAATATGGCAGGCCGCAGGCTCAGAGCAAGGATACTTGCGGTACTTCCTGCGGACTTTGTGGAAGAGGCTGTCGCCGAATGCAGAAAAACTCTTGCAGGCAAGAATAATATTCCTCTTACGGACCGTGTAAGGAAAATGGTGGTGGAGTTCGAGAAGCTGGGTGTGACGCAGGAAATGATAGAGAAACGTCTTGACAGAGGTCTTGACACCATGACAGCCGAAGATCTTACAGACTATATCGGCATTTTCAATTCGCTCAAGGATAAGAACACAAAGGTTTCTGAGTGGTTTGAATACGAGAAGATATCTACAGATATCTCAGCAGAAATAGACCAGCTCCAGACCGAGAAAGAGCAGGTGCTTTAATGCAGGCAAGATTACCTGACGGCTCTGTTATCATCAGTGGCTTCCTTGCAAAGGACGCAGAATACAAACAGGTGGGCGACAACAACTCGTCGCTCACCAAGTTTGCAGTAAAAGTAGGCGAACGTCAGCCAAAGGTGCAAGGTGAGCGTGGCGAAGCCGTATGGGTGAGCTGTCAGTGCTGGCACTCTGTAGCAAGAGCCACAAAGGCGCTGAAAAAGTTTGACGTAGTGCTTTGCGTGGGCAAGGTGGAGAAAAAGCCATATACCAGCAAAGACGGCGAAGAAAAAGTCGATGTACATCTTGTGTGCGAAGCCGTTTTTGTACAGCCTACCGCAGAAGCAGCACCCCCGCAAGAGCTAGGCGGTGACCTTTCCGACTTTGAGGAGGTGTTGAATGATGAGGGAACGCCATTCTGACGATATCATTGACGTTGATGCGAACGAGGAAAAGCATTTTGATATCGACATGAGCGACGCAGAAGCGGTGAAATCCGCCATTGCCGTAAAGTATACAAAAGACGATTTTCTCTATACAGAAAAGCCGTACGAAGCGATATACGATTACAAAAACGACCCTTTCATGCACAATCTGAAAATTGAGCAAATGGCTCAACAGGCGGCAGAGGTGGGCGTAAAGACGTTCAAAGGGCTGTATAAAAACTATGTCAAAATGCGAGAAATGCAGCGTGGGGCGAACGTTATTATCAATAACCCCACTGCATTCTCAGGTCCGTATATGCAGCTTGACGCAGGCAAATACAATGTTGATGATGGTGGTGTGTATCTTATTGACGAAAGCGGCAACTATCACGTTATCTGCCACCACCCGATCATACCCTTTGAATGCTTGCAGAACATTGACACAGGCGAGGAAAAGCTCAACATAGCTTACCGCACTCGTGGAGAGTGGCAGGAAAAAGTCGTTTCAAAGGAGATACTTTACAACAGCCGAAACATTTCACAGCTAGTTAAATGCGGTGTTGATGTGTCTTCTGAGACTGCCAAAGAGCTTGTTTCATATTTTCAGGAGATAGAGAGCCTTAACCGCAATTCTCTGCCATTGAAAAGATCAGTGGGCAGGCTTGGCTACATAAACGGTGCAGGCTTTTCACCATACGTCGAGGGGCTGACTTTTGACGGAGAGCAGAATTATTCCACCATTTTTAGTGCTATAAAAAGTCATGGCAGTTATGAGAAATGGAAAAAAGTTGCTATAGATTGCCGCAGGAAAAGCGTGACCGCAAAGATATTCCTTGCGGCGAGTTTTGCAAGCGCACTTATCCAGCCACTAGGCGGTCTGCCGTTCTTCGTCCACCTATGGGGCGTTGATTCAGGCACAGGCAAAACAGTTGCTTTAATGCTTGCGGCTTCCGTTTGGGGAACCCCCGAAATGGGCGAATACATTCAGACGTTCAACAGCACAGTTGTCGGCCATGAGCGAACAGCAGCGTTTCTCAACAGCCTGCCGTTTCTCATTGACGAACTCCAGCTGAGCAAAGATAGTCATGGCAGAAGCCGATTTGACGTTTATCAGCTCGCTCAGGGTGTTGGACGTTCTAGGGGCACAAAAACAGGCGGCATAGAACGTACACCGACATGGCGAAACACTATCCTTACCACAGGCGAAAGCCCCATAGTGGGCGGTTCAGCAGGTGCAGGAGCGGTAAACAGAGTTATCGACATTGAATGTACAGCAAACAATATCGTGATAGCAGACGGCATGGCAGTATCAGCGGTGATAAAACAAAACTATGGTTTTGCAGGGCGAGAATTTGTTGCAAAACTGTCCTCTCAAAAAGCCTTGACAATGACACAAGAGGTCTATAACGATTATTTCAACAAGCTCTGCAAGTCGGATACAACGGAAAAGCAGGCAATGGCAGCGGCAATGATACTCACGGCTGATATGATTGCAGAAGCGTCCGTGTTCAAAACGAATGAGCCACTAACAATTGACGATATCTCACCGTATTTGCAGACCAAAAAATCGGTATCAGCAGGTGAACGAGGGTATCAGTATATGTGCGATTGGGTGGCTTCTAATAGTAAACGCTTTGCGACAGGTGAAGACAATAACGGCGAAGTGTTTGGACTTATCCAGGGCGATTTTGCGTATATCATTCGCTCAAAATTCGATGAAGCGGCTTCAAAACAAGGTTTCGACACAAGGGCATTACTTAGCTGGTTAAAATCTAACGGCAAGATACTTGTGAGAGGGCGCAACAACACTCGTGGCAAGCGTATCGGTGGCGTGAACGTTGAGTGCGTTGTGCTGAGATTGCCAGATGAAACACCGGATTATTACACCGAAGAAGAAATGCGTGGGACGGATATATCGGATTTCGGCATTTTGTGAGACATAAGTCCCACGAGGAAAACAGCGTAAATGCGTGGTTTTGTGCATGGTGTGGGACTGTGGGACATTTTCCCCCTATATATACCTGTTTTAAATAGGTGATATAGAATCACGGTTTTGTTCACACATCGTTAAAATATATGTGTGTTTTCCTATATAGGAAAATGTGCGAATTTGTCCCACAGTCCCACAACACCCCGAAAAGTGCGTAAATACGCATGGTTTTCGTGTGGGACGTTTGTCCCACACTGTCCCCCACGTCCCACATAAGGAGGTAAAAAACATCAAATGAATGCAAGAATAAAACTCCGTGACTATCAGCAGGAGTGTATAGATAAGATAACGCAGGCAGGGCATGGAAAACATCTTGTACAAATGGCGACAGGTCTTGGTAAGACAGTGACCTTTGCAAATATACCACGTCATGGACGTATGCTTATTCTGTCGCACAGAGAGGAACTTGTGAGCCAGCCTCTGAAATACTTCGACTGCACAAAGGGTGTTGAAATGTCAAAGTACCATACCAACGGCAGTGAAGAGGTGGTTTCTGCAAGTATCCAGACCATGACACATAGGCTTGACAGGTTTTCACCTAATGATTTTGATATCATCATAGTGGACGAGGCTCACCATGCGGCGGCAAACAGCTATAAAACTGTCATAGATCACTTCACACCACGTCTTCTGTTGGGCTTCACGGCAACGCCTAACAGGGCTGACAAATGCAGACTGAATGATGTGTTTGATGATATCATATTTCAACGTGACCTGCGTTGGGGCATTGAACATGGTTATCTGTGTGATATCCTCTGCAAACGTGCTGACATAGGCTATGACCTTTCAGCGGTACATACACGGCTTGGCGACTACGCTCCAGGCGAGCTAGCAGAAGCAATGGACGGCACTGCGGACGCTATAGCACAAGCGTATAGAGAACACGCCAAAGGTGCAACGCTTATCTTTGCGGTATCGGTAGAACAATGCTACGAGATAGCAAAACGCATCGAGGGGGCTGAGGTAGTCACAGGTCAGACTAAGGACAGGGCTGATATTATACGCCGTTTTACTCAGCGTGAGATACCTTGTCTTGTGAATTGCATGGTGTTCACAGAGGGGACGGACATTCCTCTTGTGGAAACTGTTATCATAGCAAGACCCACACAGTCTGACGCACTGTATACGCAAATGGTAGGCAGAGGGCTTAGACTGCACCCTGACAAGGACAGGCTCACACTCATCGACTGCGTAGGAGTAACAGGCAAGGCAAGCCTGAGAACAGCTCCAAGTTTGCTCGGCATCGACATTTCAGAATTACCAAAGAAGAGTCAGGACAAAATGGAGGGAATGCTATTTGAGCTTCCTGAAAAGGCTACTATGATGTCGGATTGTCCTGAAAGCTGGATAAAAAATGTTCGTATCGTTGACCTGTGGGCACAGGAACAGAAATATATCACTCATGATGTGAACTGGTTCAAGCTGCCAAACGGTGATATGAAATGCAGTCTTGGCAAGGGAAAAACGCTGAGGATATCTGCACCCGATGCTTTGGGTATGGCAGTATGGCAAGGTCAGAAAATACCTATGCAGCAGGCTCTTGACGAGGCGTACACTCTTCTCTGCGAGCGTGAAGCAGATAGCAAATGCTTGTGGGATCTAAATATCTGCCGAAAGTGGGGCAAAGCACCTGCTACAGACAGTCAGAAAAATCTTATCCGCAAGCGTGGCAGGAAGTATCTCAACAATTCGGATATCGACATAGAAAATCTGACAAAATTTGAAGCAAGTCAGATACTCAACAGGATAATGAAAGGGTGAGGATATGGCAAGAAATGAAGACAGAGAGCAAATGGTCCTTATCAAGTGGACGCAGCAGGCAAGCATACGCAAGGCTTATCCCGAACTGAAACTGCTCTTTCACATACCGAACGAACGTCATTGCGACCCACGAGAGGGCAAAAGGCTAAAGCTTATGGGCGTAAAGTCAGGCGTTCCTGACCTGTTCCTGCCTGTGGCAAGGGGAAGAAACAAAGGGCTGTTCATAGAGCTCAAAGCGGAGAATGGCAAGCCCTCAGATAATCAGATGTGGTGGTTTGCGGAGCTTGGCAAGCAGAACTATTTGGCGGCGATATGCTACGGCTGGAAGCAGGCAGCTGATATGCTAATGCACTATCTTGGCGGTGATGATAATGCTGGTCAAAACTGAGGTCATAAAGAAGGCAGACGAGCTGAACAGAATGGCGGCAAAGCTTCTGCCGCTGCCAAAGGGGCTGACGCAGGCAGAACAGCTTTTATACAAGTCACTTTGCATTGTGTACCGAGAGTTCAGAGCAGGGCAGATAGACAAGAAACAGGCGCTTGATGAAAAGCAGGAACTATACAGGGCATACATCAATGGGGCTTATGCACTTGATCTATGGCAAACATATGGGGAATATGCTAAGGTGTTTCAGAAATGTCAGTACGAGATACATCATGACGGCTGTGAGGTTTGCAAGAGGCTCAATGATATCCTATGTGGTACGGGGAGGGGCAAAGCCAATGAAACACACTGACCACACCCTCTGCTGGCACTGCCGCCACGCAGTACCGACAAAGGACAAGATAACAGGAGAATACCTCACAGGCTGTACATGGTCCATAGACCGCAGACCTGTCGAGGGTTGGAAGACATGTCAGCACAGAATATATGAAGCGCAAAAGGGCGGTATGTTGCATTCATACACTGTGACGGAATGCCCGAGATTTGAGGAGGGATAAAAGTGAAAAGCTATGAGGAGCGTACCAAAGACAATGAACAGAAGATAGCAGCTTTCCAAACTAAGCAGAAAATGCCGTATGAGTTCAAGGTCAAATACGCTGAGGTCAGAGTAAGGGAGTTCATTCGTGAGTGTGACAAAAGAAATCTGAATACGCACATATCGGTAGGCGGACTTGACAGCATAACGCTTTTGAAATTTATACATGATTACTGTGGTTTCAGTTATGTTCCAGGTGTATCGGTATCTAGTCTTGAAGACAAATCTATTCAGCAGATACACGAGCAACTTGGTGTGATAAAGTTAAGCCCATACAAGTCAAAAATAGATATCATACGGGAATATGGTTTTCCTGTACTATCAAAAGAAACAGCCGCAAAAATAGAACTGCTTGCACACCCTACGGACAAGAACAAGACAGTTCGTCACGCTATCATAACGGGTGAAACGGGAGAGTATGGCGGTTTTCGCAAGCACACAAGAATGCAGCTTTCTCAGCGCTGGCTTGAACTGTTTGGCGGTTACGAAAATGAAAACGAAGGCGTTGACTACAAGATACCGCCGTTTAAGGTATCATCACAATGCTGCTTCTGGATGAAAGAAAAGCCGTGTGATGATTGGGCAAAGCAACACAAGAGTGTGCCGTTCTTAGGACTTATGGCAAGTGAGGGTGGCAGACGTGAAAAATCGCTAATGCTTAACGGCTGCAATTACTTTGGCAAAAGCACGATACGTTCAGCGCCATTTGCCATATTTACAAGGCAGGACTTGCTACAACTTGCACTTGACCTGAATGTGCCTGTGCCTACAATCTATGGCGAGATAAAACGTGACTTTGACGGAAAGCTTTGCACAACAAAGGCTCAGCGTACAGGCTGCTCAATGTGCGGTTTCGGCATACATATGGAACAGCGCCCTCACCGATTTGACAGGCTTCGTGAAAGAAATGAAAAAGAGTGGGATTTCTGGATGAACAAGTGTTGTGAAGATGCTGACGGCACAAAGTACGGCTGGGGAAGAGTTCTTGACTATATCGGCGTTGAATGGCGTGACAGAGTATTTGACATGAAAAATAACCAGCTTAGCTTGTTGGATATCGAGGAGGCAAAAAAAAATGAAAACACATAATCTGAAACTTAACACAGAATTTTGTGGCGCTGTTCTGAGCGGTGAGAAAACTTTCGAGGTCAGAAAGAATGACAGAGGTTTTCAGACAGGAGATCTGATAAGATTTATACCGACTGACGGAACGTCTTATCGTAGCTCAGACGGCACAGTAAGAGAACACGCAAAACATGAGATATCAGGACATACATACAAGATAACATATATCCTCAACGGCTGGGGAATAAAGAACGGGTATGTTGTGCTGGGAATTAAGGAGATAAAATGCAATAACTGCGTATTTTATCATACTTGTCGCAAACGGAATGTAGTTTGTGATGATTACAGATCAACGATCTATAGACAAACTGAGGAGGATTAACATGAACAAGAAAGAAATTAACGAGATCAAGAGAATATTCAGCGACGACTGTGGACTTTTCACAGTAAACCACGTTGTTACGGCATTTGTGGACGCTGAAAAGAACATAAAGTGCAAGACCAATCAGCTTTACAACACTATTCCGCAGGACGAGGCGGAGCTGATAATGATAAACCTGAAAAAGGTACTCAGCGGCTCTATCGGTAAAAATCTGCTGGAATATTCGTTCCCTAAGGACGCCTACCTTGAGGGTAGTGCTCAGCCTTTTATGTACGAAACACTGCAAAGCAAGCTGCTTGATGAAGAAAAGGTTGATAACTTTCTGAATGCCATTGTGGAAAAGGTGGAGTATGTGTCAACATATACCATTTTTGCGGCACACTGTACATATTCCGTGTTGAGGAAGAACAAAATGGACGAGTTTGAGGACGAAGCTGACACGGATTACAACTTCATCATCACGGCATTTTGCCCTGTAAACCTGCGTATTGACGGGCTTGTATATGATGAACAGGACAATTCTATCGCAAAGAAAGAGTCATGCGATAGAATTGTTGAGCTTCCAAGCGATGGCTTTTTGTTTCCTCTTTTCAATGATCGTGCACCTGATATCAACGGAGTGCTTTACTACACGAAGAACGCTAAAAAGCCGAATACTTCTGTTGTTGAGGAGCTTTTGGGCTGCGAGTTCTCAATGACCTGTCAGAACGAAAAGGAAACTTTCAAGGATATCCTCACAAGCGTTGTGGGTGATGAGCTTGACTATGACCTTATCACCGCAGTGAACGATAAGATTTCCACGTTCGTTGACCAGAACGCACATGAAACTGAGATTCCGACTATAGACGAGCATAAGTTTTCATCTATCTTGTGGGAGGCAGGCGTAAGTCAGGATAAGCTGGAAAAGTTGCATGGTGTGTATGAAAATGCTATGCACGGCAAGGTTTTCAGGGCTGTCAATCTGGTGGAGGATAAGGTAACGATATCAGGAATGGGATTCAAGATGACCGTAGATAACTACCATAAAGGCGACGTGTCCACTGCCATAGGCAAGGTTATATTCGGTGTTGCTGATACGGCTGTTGACGTGAATGGTATCGGTATTAAAATGGGCGGTGTTGCTAATGACTGACCCAATGACCATGTCACGCCTGAAAGCCTACCGCAGGAACGCCTCAGCCATTGAGGATATCAAGGCAGAGCTTTCAGGCAAGTACGTTGCCGACAGTATCAGCGTGTGCACTCCGCCGTCCTACACACCACACAGCACACGCATAGACGGCTTCTTGCCAAGCGGTGATACACTTTCATTGCTGTGTGAGCAGGCACGATTAGAGCGTGAGCAGAGGGCTGTGGAGGAGTTTATCAAGGGGATAGAGGATAGACAAATGAGGAAGATATTTGTACTCAGGTTTGTAAAAGGCTTTACTTGGATACAGATAGGACACAAGGTCGGAGGTACAGCGGACGGCTGTAGAATGGCGGTCAAAAGATTTTTGCAAAATGCTTAAACTTGTTCGCTCTGTTCGTTTTACCTATGTTATAATTTAAACTGAGGAAAGTGTAGACGTACCTCAGACTTGTACTTTCATTGAAGTCACCTCCAATTTTCTAAGCCCCGTAAGGGGCTTATGCAGGTCGAGAGCGTGCCAGCGCTCAGATCTGCTCCAACATTTACTTAACTCCTTATAATATATTTGCGAGAGGCACTCCTATGGGGGTGTCTTTTGCGTTTAGTACTTACAAATTCGTAGAAACAATGATCAAAAGCATTGACAAAATGAATTTATTTATGGTTAATAAATTCATATAAGCTGAAATATTTTCATATCTATATGCATATGACAGATGTATTTTAAAACTTATGGTTGACAACACTACGGCATTATGGTATAATATATAAGATTATTGCAATTAAAAATTGCGATGGTTAGACACAATGATTGAGAGTGTACAATAAGTAGTAAATAAAAAAAGAAGGCAGTTGGTGGCTACCTTCTTTTTGGGGCTTGTCTTATTTTGAATTAAACATCAAGTTAGTGATAACTGCTATGATTACATCAATGGTTGCTTCTGGGAAGATACGCAATGTGAAACAAATCACTAGTGTAAGAATAGACACTTCAAGCGAGCTATACATCCTACTACTCGATGAGCGGTTGTTTCTATCGCTCATATTATACACTCTCCTTTCTTGGTATTATTTTCTTTTAAAACTTGTCCTATTGCCTCACATTTAGTTCGGCTTGGTTTTAAATTGGTTATAAAAAAAGTACAAGTGGAAATACACTCCCACTTGTACTAACTTGCAACTCGAATACTGTGTCAAACAGTTGCTAAGTGATAAAGTTTGACACAATTTGGCTATTTGTGTGCAACAAAAATATAGTAGGATGTAGGTGCGATATATTCAATATCATTTTGAGTATTAACATTCTGATTTCCTCGTCAAATTTAAGGGCTTATTTTTTACAGTCTAGTCGCCATTTGTTATTTAAATTACGGTTGGTTTATTTTATTTGCAGTGTACTGCCATCCATGTATTATACATGGATTTTTATTATACATGGATTTTTTGGCCTTTTTATAAATAATATATTAACATTATTTAAAGAATTGTCAGTTGGTTGAAATTTAACTTTTCATTAAATTTATATTTGTCGGTTTTATTATATCAGAGTATTTCCGTTAATATTGCGAAAATGAGTTTGGTAGCTTACCAGGCTCATTTTTTTTATAAATAAATTAGTTAATCGAGGTGAGGTGAATGCCGAATGAACAGAATTTAATAGTTCCAAGCTCGAGTGAAGCTCGAAAAAATGGTGCAAAAGGCGGTAAAAAATCAGGCGAAGTCCGCAGGCGTAAAAAGACTATGAAGCAGGTAATGGACTTCCTGCTTGAACAGCCTGCCAATACCAGAGCGGACTATGAGTTCCTCGTTGAGCAGGGCATTGACCTTAACAGCCTTGACCCTGACTTCATAAATAATATGCTCCTCGTCAATGCGGCTCTTATGGCAAGGGCAAAGCAAGGGGACGTTGCGGCGGTGAAAGAGCTGCGTGACATTATCCGTGATGACGATATGCTCAAGCATAAGATAAAATACGATAACGCAAGGCTCAGGCTTGAAAAACAAAAGCTTGAGCCTGTTTCTGTGCCTGATAAGGTGTACAGCGGTATCCCTGCGAGCCTTGTTGCTCCTGCGTTCTCGCCTGTCCTGTTCGATATTGCAGAGCAGGAACATTCCGAGTATGTTTTCCCTGGCGGACGTGGTTCGACTAAATCTTCATTCTGCGGTCTGAACGTTATCGACCTGCTGATGAAGAACGAGAATATGCACGCCTGCGTCCTGCGTGCTGTGGCGAATACTCTTAAAGACAGCGTTTATTCTCAGATACTCTGGGCAATATCTGCACTTGGTCTTGATGATGAGTTTGCCTGCACAAAGTCGCCCCTTGAGATCACACGCATTTCAACAGGGCAGAAAATATACTTTCGTGGTGCTGATGACCCGTACAAGATGAAGTCTATCAAGTCTCCTTTTGGCTATATCGGCATCGTGTGGTTTGAGGAGCTTGACCAGTTCGGCGGTGAAGAAGCTGTGCGAACGATAGAACAGTCTGTTATAAGAGGCGGCGAGAGAGCATATAAGTTCAAGTCTTTCAACCCTCCGAAGTCAGCTCAGAACTGGGCGAATAAGTACATCAAAGTGCCGAGAACGGACAGACTCGTTACCGAAAGCACTTATCTTACTGTGCCGAAAAAGTGGCTTGGCAAGCCTTTTCTTGATGACGCCGAATTTCTCAAAGAAACCAATCCCACTGCCTATGAGAACGAGTATATGGGCATTGCAAACGGCACGGGCGGCAATGTTTTCGATAACGTCCTCATAAGAGAGATTACCGACGGCGAGATAGCACAGTTCGATAACATCTATAACGGCGTTGACTGGGGCTGGTATCCAGACCTTTACGCTTTTGTCAGGGTGCATTATGCCCCTGCTCAGCACACGCTGTTCATATGGCAGGAGTACACCTGCAACAAGACCAAGAACATTGATACCGCAAAGCATTTGCTGGAGCTTGGTATCACGGCAAACGATCTTATCACCTGCGACAGTGCAGAGAATAAGTCTGTTGAAGATTACAGAGCATACGGCTTGCTTGCGAGAGGTGCAGAGAAAGGTCCTAACAGCAGGGAGTATTCATATAAGTGGCTGCAATCTCTGCGAAGTATCGTTATAGATAACAAGCGTTGTCCTGTGGCTTGCGAGGAGTTCATCAACTGCGAATATGACAGAGATAAAGAGGGCAACGTTATAAGCGGCTATCCAGACGGCAATGACCACGTTATCGACGCCGTTCGGTATGCAATGGAAAGAGTATGGAAAAGGCGGGGTCAGTAAGCTATGGGCATTATTTCAAAAATAAGGGAGTGGATAAGCAGAATGCTTTCAAAGTCAGATATAAAGGGCGTTTACGGCATTGATATCGCCGTGACGGACAGTATGATAAGAGCTATCGACAAGTGGGACAGAATGTATGCAGGCAATGCAGCACCCAAGGGAGTTCACTCTCTGCGGCTTGAACACGCTGTTGTGAGGGAGTTTGCAAACACGGCTATCAATGAAATGACCCTGAAAGTTTCCAACGATAAGCTTGATGCCATAATGAAAAACGCTCTTGAAAACCTCAACAAAAATCTGCAAAGAGGTCTTGCAACAGGAGCAATGATAATAAAGCCGCTGGGTGCTGATAAGGTGCAGTATGTTCCGCAGTCGCAATTTATTCCTGTGGAGTATGACGTGAACGGCAGACTTATAAAGGTCATTTTCCCTGAGATAAAACGCATGGGCGATAATGATTACCGCATAAGGCTTGAATATCACGCTCTGGACTATGAAAAAGGGCTGACTATCACAAACAGGGCTTTTCGCTCCAATGACGGCGTGTCTCTTGGTGCTGAGATACCTCTCACGGCTGTTTCAGAGTGGGCGGAGCTTATCCCTAAGATAGCCTATCCCCTTATGCTGCGACCCTCTTTTGGCTATTATGTCAACCCTATCGACAATACAGTTGATGGTTCACATTCTGGCGTATCGGTGTTCGCAGGGGCGGAAGAAGTCATAAGAAAAGCTGATATCCAGTTTGGCAGGCTCGATTGGGAGTTTGAATCAGGAGAGCGTGCCATAGACGTTGACGAGGCTGTGCTAAGACCTGTTACAGACCCGTTCACAGGTAAGAAACGTGCAGAAATGCCAAAGCTCAATGAACGGCTTTTCAGAGGGGTAAACGTGTCGGCTGGCACGAGCGGTGACTTTTATCACGAGTTCTCACCGCAGTTAAGGCAGGCTGATTTTATCGCAGGACTTGAAGAATACAAGCGTGAGATAGAGTTTGCTGTGGGGCTGTCCTATGGGGATATCTCAAACCCACAGACAGTTGATAAGACGGCAACGGAGATAAAGTCCTCAAAGCAGAGAAAGTTCGATACTGTCACGGCGATACAGAATAACCTCCGTGTCTGCCTAGAAGACCTGTGCTATTCGCTGGCGTTCTATAATGGGCTTACTCAAAGCGGTTATGAGCTGTCTGTGAACTTCGAGGACAGCATCCTTGCTGATGATGAAACAAAGCGTGCAAGCGATCGTCAGGACGTTTCTATGGGCATTATGCCACTGTGGGAATACCGAATGAAATGGTATGGTGAGGACGAGGAAACGGCTAAGAAAATGACCTCCGACAGCACCGCAGAGGTGATAGAATAATGCTCAAAGCAAGCGAGATAGAGCGAGTTTCAATGGTGTTTGACAAGCCACTGTGTGACCTTGAAATGCAGATAATGGAGGATATTGTCCGCAGGATAAAGATAAACGGCGAGATAACACGTTCGGCAGATTGGCAGATATACAGGCTTCACGAGCTTGGAATGAGCAAGCGTGAGATAAAGAAAGCCATAGCCGATAACCTTGACCTCTCCAAAGCTGAGATAAAAGAACTGTACAATGATATCCTGCAAAAAGGCTATGAATGGGACGATAGCATATACAAGACCAAAGGCAAGGCACGGATACCCCTTGAAGAAAATGAGGGTCTGCAAAGGCTGTTGTCGGCTGTATCGGAGCAGACTTCGGGGGAGCTTAAAAACATATCTCAGTCACTCGGATTTGCAGTAAAACAGCCTGACGGCAAACTTAAATTCACGCAGGCGGCTGACTTCTATCAGCAGAGCCTTGACAATGCCATAATGGGCATAGCAAGCGGAGCGTTCGATTATAACACGGTCATAAAGAAAGTCATTTCGGATATGACGAACTCAGGTCTGCGTACTGTGGACTATGCCACAGGCTGGAGCAACAGGGCAGACGTAGCCGCAAGGCGTTCGGTGATGACAGGGCTTTCACAGCTAACCGCAAAAATGAATGAGGACAACGCCAAAGAGCTTGGCACAGACTATTTTGAAGTCACTTGGCACAGCGGAGCAAGACCCTCTCACCAAGAATGGCAGGGCAAGGTCTACAGCAAAAAAGAGCTTGAAACTATCTGCGGTCTTGGTACTGTGACAGGTCTGTGCGGAGCGAATTGCTATCACGATTATTACCCCTTTATCCCCGGCATATCTGAGCGTTCCTACACAGATGAGGAACTTGCACAGATGAATGCAGAGGAGAACAAGCCTGTTAAGTACGGCGATAAAGAGTACACAAAGTATGAAGCTTTACAGCGGCAAAGAAAGCTTGAAACTGCAATGAGAGCTCAGCGACAGAAAATACATCTTCTTGAAGAGGCAGGCGCAGGCGAGGAAGATATCATCAACGCACGCTGCCGATATCGTGGCACTTCCCAGGAGTATACAAGGTTTTCAAAATCAATGGGTCTGCCCCAACAGCGAGAGCGTGTGAACGCCGACGGACTGGGGAATATGGGGGTGGGAAAAACCAAGATAGACTTGACGCAAAAAGATTATAGTGATATAATTGATATGAAAGGTAAGATGTCTGATATAGACGTGCGAAAGTGGTATAGACACCATAACAAAAATATCCCTCAGCTTATCGACAAAAGCAAGTCTATTGAAGAACAGGCAAGGCAAGCTTGTGAACTGCGTAACAAGTATCGCTTTCAGGCAAGAGAGTTAATGGAAAATCAAAAAGCTCGTAAAACCCTTGACCAGACCGACCCTATCATTTCTTTTGAAGACTTGGTGTCAGATAAAATGGCACGAAAAAACATGAGCAGAGAAGAAGCTGTAGCAGACACTTTGAAGACCGCTGTAAAAACACGAAGATCAGTAGATAAAAGGTATGGATTGGATGATCAGCAATGAAAAAATATGAATACAATATTTGCACGGCTGCGGACAAAGAAATTTTTGATAAGCAATGTGCAGCATTGGAAAAGCATATCCCAGGCATTGAACGGTCCGATATGCTGACAGATGTTGACGGCTCACAAACGCAGATATACACATTAAACGGAAAGAAGATAATCGTACACAACAGTTATTATATTGACGCTGTGTACATTGATTCAGAAGTTGAACTTACAGAGTATTTCAAACGATAACTTTACCGCTTGACTAATGTCGGGCGGTATTTTTATACCCAAATATCGGAACTAAGCACCTTACCGGGTGCTTTTTTCATACCATTTCGTCCTTGATATGACGTTAAACTGTCAGACTTTCACACCGCAGACAGAGCGGTATATAAGCTATGTAGAAAGGACAAACATATGAAAAACATTTTTGAGATCCTTGCCGCTCTGGGTATCGTTATCCCTGAGGACAAGAAACAGGACATCACAAAACAGGTGGCAGAGAATTATAAGACTGTGGCTGAGTTTGAAAAGGTGAAAAGCCGCCTTGAGGTGGAGCGTGATAACTATAAGGACAGCCTCGATACCGCACAGAACTCTCTCAAAGAATTTGAGGGTGTGGACGTCAAGGAGCTTAACGGCAAAGTCGCACAGCTCACCGCTGACCTTGCTAAGAAAGATACCGAGTATCAGGCGAAGATATCTGATATGGAGTTTGACGCTACCCTTGATAACGCTATCTCGGCAAGCAAGGCAAGAAACGTCAAGGCTCTTAAAGCTTTGCTTGATGTGGAAACTCTCAAAGCTTCCAAAAATCAGGCTGAGGATATCAAGACGGCTATCGAGAACGTGAAGAAAGATAACGATTATCTTTTTGAAAGTTCCGAGCCTATCAAGAACCCGGTTGCTCCCACAGGGACGCCTGCCGCAGGTGAAGTGAGCAAGGAAACCTTTGCAAAAATGGGGTATATGCAGAGGTTGGAACTTAAACGAACAGACCCCGAAAAATACGAACAGTTGAAAGGATAGGATATTATGAAAATGACAAATGGCATTAGAATTTCTATGCAGTATTTCGCAGAGCCGACAAAGATCACCGACCTTATCGATCCTGAGGTAATGAGTGATATGATCGACGCAAAGATAGAGTCTAAGATAACTGTATCTCCCTTTGCGAAGATAGACAGAACACTCGTTGGCGTGCCTGGCGACACTATCACAGTGCCGCAGTACAAGTATATCGGCGATGCAGTTGATGTTGCAGAGGGCGTTGAAGCCGAAACTGTCAAGCTTGAAACAGACTCCACTCAGGCTAAGGTAAAGAAAGCCATGAAAGCGGTGGAGATAACCGACGAGGCTCTTCTCAGCGGCTATGGCAATCCTGCGGGTCAGGCGACTTCACAACTTGCAATGTCTATCGCTTCTAAGGTGGACGCAGACAGCATGGACGCACTTATGAAAGCTCAGCTCATCTATGACGGCTCGGCCTCTGCTATCTCTTACAGCGGCATTGTTGACGCTGTTGACAAGTTCAATGAGGAGCTGAACACCGAAAAGGCTATGTTTATTAATCCTCATCAGAACTCACAGCTTAGAAAGGACCCGAACTTCATTTCAGCAGATAAGTATGACGGCAATGTGGTAATGACAGGCGAGATAGGCAAAATAGCGAACTGCCGTATCGTTCCGTCAAAGAAAGTTTCACTTAACGAGGCTATCCCAGAACAGTATGTGAGAGTTGACAGCGATGCAGAGGGTGCAAAGGAAGTTGTTGCGGACAGCACAGCTTCACCAACTGCTTCACAGATAAAGCTCGGCTCAGTAACACCTAGTGCAAATGGCTACACTCCGAAGGTGGGTGACTATGTTGTAAAGAACGCCGCTGTCAAAGCTGGCACTTTCTACATATGCCCTATCATCAAGCTCAACGCTGATACTGAAACAGAGGACGAAACATCAGCTCTGACTATCTACCTCAAGCGTGACACCAACGTTGAAACAGAGAGAAGAAGCACAAAGCGCTGCACAGATATATCTGCTGACAAGCATTACACTGTGGCTATCTCAGATCAGTCAAAGGTAGTGCTTGCAAGATTCAAGAAGTAAAGAGGTGCGGCAGTATGAAAGCATATGCAAACGAGAGCTATTATATAGGCGTTTATCTTTGCGGCAAAGAGCCTGACATATCTGCCGCTTTTGACTTCTATGCAATGCAAGCCACAAGCCTTATGAAGCGATATACCCTTGACAACGTTGACGAGAACGATATCCCCGAAGAAGTGAAAATGTGCTGCTGCGAGCTTGCGGAGAATATCTTCAAGGCAGAGCAGGAGGGCGGCACTCAGGGGGTATCTTCCGAAAGCGTTGGAGGCTGGTCAAAGTCATATGAAAGCCCAGATATCCGCAGACAGAACGCTGACAGAGCCGTTCACGATATCGTGTACAAATGGCTCAGCGGAACAGGGCTGCTTTACAGAGGGGTGAGGTAAATGCTTGCAAACAGCGATTGCACGGTGTATCTTTTCGACAAGCAGACAGGGGGATTTGTGCGGAAGTATGCAGAGAAAGTTTACTGGTGTGAGAATAAGTCGGGAAGTATCGTGAAAAGCGGTATGCAGACCTCAGACAGCACAAGGGTGTATTTCTATGATGATAATGCGCCGAAAACCCCTGCAAAGGATATGATTGTGAGAGGAAAATGCGAGTTTGAGTTCGATAATCAAACGCCGCAGAGCATATCTGAGAGCATGAAAATCTTCCGTGCGGAGTATGACTTTGTTACGGTAATGAGCATTGATGATTATATGTTCGGTGGTCTGCCACATATGGAGGTGAGCGTGAAATGAAAATAGGTCAGCCTATGGACAGCAGAGCTATCACTTGGGATAAGTCCTTTGCAGGCAAGTATTCAGATCGCTTTGATAAGGCTCAAAAGTTCATTGACGCCGAGTGCATAAGGCATATGGTGAAGTATACACCGACCCTCAGCACTAATCTGAGAAAGTCTGCCACGAGAGGCACAAAAATAGGCAGCGGCAAGATACAGTATCTTGCACCTTACGCACGCTATCAGTATTACGGCAAGCTTATGGTATCCTCTGTTACGGGCTCGTCTTACGCCCGACATGGAGAAAAGAAAGTGTTGACGGACAAAGACCTTGTTTACAGCACTTTTAAAGAGCCACTTGCCGGCAAGCTTTGGTTTGAGCGAATGAAAGTCGACAAGAAACAGCAAATACTCAGAGGAGCGGCGGCGATAATAGGAGGCAAAGCGAAATGAACATAATCGAGCTTGTGAAAGATATCTTGCAGCAGTTCCCGAAAATATCGGAGGTCTGCAACGATATCCATATCGACTTTACCGACGATACGCCAACCAATTATGGCTTGTCCTCAACAGGCGACAGCCTTATAAGCTCTGATATTCTGGGTGGTCAGACAAGACAGCACAACTTCATTCTCTATGCTGTGTATCAGTCTATGAACGACTTTGACAGAATGTCAAACAGCGGCGTATTGCTTGAATTGCAGATGTGGCTTGAAAGCTATGCAGACAAGCACCGAGATACCACCTTCACTACCATAACAGAGGACGAGGAAAGGACAGGCGTTCTTGAAAAGCTCACCTGCGCAAACGGAATGATATATGCAATACCAAACGAAAACACAAACGATACTGTGCAGTATCAATTACAGATAGCGGCACAGTATCAGATATAAAAGGAGGAAAACATATGCCTGATTATTCATACAAGAGCGGAAAGCTCAACAGAAGTCATCTTCTGCATTATCTTGACACTACATTCGCAGCGGTCGCTTCATCACCAAGCTGGTATCTTCTCGGCAAGGACGTTGAGGACGCAAGTGTGGAGCTCAATCCTGACACTTCCACAAAGAAGAATATCCTTGATGAAACCACAGTTGAGGACAATGGCTATGAGCCTGAGTTCGACCTTGACACATTCTATGCAAAACCCGGTGACGCACTTTACGAAAAGCTCAAGGATATCATGATGAATCGTCTTACCGGTGACGCCTGCAAGACAAGTGTTCTCGAGGTCATCGTTGACAAGACCACGGGTGCGTATGACGCATGGACGGAAGATGTCATAGTCAAGCCGCAGTCTTATGGCGGACCGCAAGGGGGCGTAAATATCCCATTCAACTGCACCTTTGCAGGAAACAGAGTGAAAGGCTCTGTCACCTTTGCGGCAGGCGTGCCAACGTTTGCAAAGACTACGGAAGAATAAATTATATGACAAACATATGAAAGCACTTCGTTCAGAGTGGAGTGCTTTTTGTTTGCCATAATACAGAAAGGATGATAGAAATGTCAATGCAGTCAATAGATTTTAACAGCGGCAATTACAAAGAGTACGCTATAAATGGCGATGAGAACAGAGTGATAAGGATAAACGTGTCAGACGTTGGTATCATCACTAGGATACAGGACGCTATGAGCAAGGCTGACAATATCGCAGAAGAAGTGTCAGAACGTGAGAAGAACGAGGACAGAACTCAGCTTCTCAAAGAGTATGACCAGCGTGCAAGAGAAATGGTCAATGACATATTTGGAAGCAATGTGTGTACGGCGGCACTGGGCGGCATAAATGTATTTTCTATGGGTTCAAACGGCAAGCCTGTGCTTTTCAATTTCCTTGAGGCACTCCTTGCGGTGGTGGTGCAGGAGATAAAGTCAGCACAGACGGCGGCTCAGATAAAGCTTGATGAAAAGGTGGAGAAGTACACCGCACCTGTTATCGCTCATCAACATATTGCTCAGCCTGCGGTCAACGTGGCGGAGCTTTCTGACGAGGACAAAAAGGCTCTGCTCAAGGAGCTGCTGAAATGATAGGCAGTTTGCCAACAGCCCTTGAAATAGACGGCAGAGAGTATGCCATACGCTCAGATTTTCGGGTCATACTGCGGATCTATTCAGCCTTTGCAGACCCCGAACTTGACGAGCGTGAAAAGTGCTATGTGTGTCTTAAATGCCTTTACGCTGAGGATATCCCACGAGAGCATTTGCAGGAGGCTGTCAACAAGGCTTATTGGTTTGTGGGCGGTGGAGATGTTCCGCAGGAGAGCGTTCAGCCTGCAAAGACTATTGATTGGGAGCAGGACGAGAGTATTATTTTTCCTGCGGTGAACAAGGCGGCAGGCTTTGAAACGAGGACGGTAAAATATCTTCATTGGTGGACTTTTCTTGGCTATTTCAATGAGATAGGCGAGGGGCTTTTTTCGTCTGTTATAGGCATACGGCAAAAGCTTAACAAGGGCAAAAAGCTTGAAAAATACGAGCAGGAGTTTTACAGAAACCACCGCAATATGATAGACCTTAAACGAAAGCTCTCAGCAGAAGAGCAGAGGGCTGAAAACGAGGACAAAGAGTTTCTGAAACAACTGACGGGAGGTGAATGACAATGGCTGACGGGTGTTTGAATTTTGACACCAACATAAACAGCGAGGGCTTTGAAAAGGGCTTGAAAAGCCTTTCCGATATGGTGGGGGATATCAAGCCAAAGCTTAAAAGCCTTGCAATGGCTGTGACGGCAGCATTCTCCGTCAAGAAGCTTGTGGACTTCGGCAGACAATCCATAGAAACAGCCTCAGACCTTGCGGAAGTTCAGAACGTTGTTGACACGGCTTTCGGTGAATCAAAGCAGAAAATGGAGGACTTCGCTGACACGGCTGTTAAGACCTATGGCATTTCAAAGCTCACTGCAAAGCAGACAGGCTCAAACTTCATGGCAATGGCGGCAGGAATGGGGCTTGCCAATGACAGTGCAAGCGATATGGCTATGGCTCTTACAGGGCTGTCGGCGGATATGGCGTCATTTTATAACGTTGGTCAGGACGTGGCAAGCACGGCTCTGAAATCAATTTTTACAGGCGAAACTGAGACCCTCAAACAGTTCGGTATCGTTATGACGGACGCCAACTTGCAGGCGTATGCGCTTTCAAAGGGTATCACGAAATCAACTGCCGATATGTCGCAGGCTGAAAAAGTTCAACTGAGATACAACTACGTTATGTCACAGACGGCTCTTGCTCAGGGGGACTTTGCAAAGACTTCTGACAGCTGGGCGAACCAGACAAGAATACTTTCTGAACAATGGAAAGAGTTCGGAGCAACTATCGGCACTGTGCTGATGAACGTTCTTCTGCCTGCTGTCAAGGCGATCAATAGCGTGCTTTCACAGCTTATATCTTTGGCACAGGGGGCAGCGAGGGCACTCTCAGAGGCATTCGGTTTTGAACTAAGCAACAGTGCAGACGAGGCTCAAAGCATAGTGAAAAGCACCTCTCAGGCGGCGGATAATTACAGCGATATAGCCGACAATGCACAACAGACTCAGGAGGCACAGGAAGGATCTCTTGCAAGCTTTGACCAGATGAACAAGCTGAATGATGAGAGCAAGTCAGACAGCACTGGGGTCAGCGGAGCTGGGGAGATAATGCAGCCTTCCGGAACTAGCGTTGAGGTGGATACGGGAAAGGCAAATAAAAAGCTGTCTGACTTTTTCAAATCAGTAAGAACTCAGTTTGAAAAGCTTGCAGACTATCTTGATAAGAATTTTAAGCCTATTTTCGATGATATATGGAGCGGACTTGAAAGAGAGAGCATTGAACTTGCTCAGATACTCGGCGGAGTTTTCAGTGATATAATGTCGCTTTCCGAGCCGCTCAAAGCTTATTTTATAAACGATTTTACACCGCTTATGCAGACCGCTTTCAGCACGCTTGGCAAGATAGGCATAGGACTTTTTGACAGCTTCAACAAGGTATTTTCTGATATCTGGAATGTGGCAGTGTTCCCTATACTGCAAAACTTTCTCACTGTAGGATTACCCCTAATGGCGGATTTTGGCACGCAGGTATGGAACACTCTCGGCGTATTGTTTGACAACATAAAAGAGATCTTCGATACCTTGTGGAACGGCGTTGCACAGCCTGTGTTAAACGCCTTGAAAACACTATGGTGCGATACTTGGCAGAGTATTTCAGACTTTTGGAACGAGTGGGGACAGCCTATATTTGACGGCATAAACGAGGGCATAACCACCACAAAGAACGTATTCCTCAATCTGTGGGAAACGGTCTTGAAACCTGTGTTTGACAAGCTCATGGACGTGGCTGACAGCGTTTGGACGGAGCACTTGAAACCTTTGCTTGATGAGTTTCTCGACTTTGTTGGAACACTTATCACAAGCGTTCTGAGCATTTACAACAAAGCCATAGCACCTGTTGTGAACTGGCTTGTGAGCATACTCGGACCGATAGTCAGCAGTGTGCTTGGTAAGATAATAAAGATAGTGGGCAATGTCATAAGCAATATAATTGACGCCGTGAAGAACATCATTTCAGCACTTAAAGGCGTTGTGCTGTTCATAGTGGGAGTGTTCACCGGTGATTGGAAAAAAGCTTGGCAGGGTGTAAAGAAGATTTTCAAAGGCGTATGGGACGCACTTGTTGACATAGCAAAAACACCTATTAATTTGATAATCGGGCTTATAAATGGTCTGACAGGTGCAGTTGAGGACGCTTTGAATTGGATAATTGACGGCATAAACGAGCTGAGCTTCACGACACCTGATTGGCTTCCCGGTGATCTTGGCGGTCAGACATTTGGCTTTGATCTAAGCCAAATTGATATCCCCGAAATACCCAAACTTGCCCAAGGTGCAGTAATACCGCCGAACTCTGAGTTCCTTGCAGTTCTGGGCGATCAGAAGCGTGGCACGAATATCGAGGCACCGCTGGATACTATCACACAGGCTGTTTTGCAAGCTCTTGTGTCTTACGGCGGAGCAGGCGGAAATCAGAAGATAAGCGTTACCATACCGCTTACGCTCAATGGCAGGACTATCACACAGATAGTTATTGATGATATCAACGACTATATCAAGCGCAACGGCAGGTCGCCGATAAGGGCATAGGAGGTGCAGAAAATGAAAAGCAGAGGACTTATATTCGGCAGCGAAAGGGTCGCCACACCTGCGGAAGTGAGCTTTACAAACAACAAGATATGGTCGAACAATGCAGGGCGGACGGCTAACTGCAAAATGGTGGGCGATATAAGAGCCATAAAGAAAACTGTCACGCTGAAATGGTATCATCTCACAGGTGAGGAGACGGCAAAGCTCAATGAGTATATCTCCAACGTTGACAGTCCGTTTTTCAGTATCACGCTCCTTGACGAAACATTTCAGGAAAGCACTTTTGACGTTTATGCAGGCGACCCCACCTATGAGGTTTTCGGCTGGGACGAGAACAAGCAGTTCTGTAAAGGCGTTGCGGTGGACTTGATAATGCAGTAAAGGGGGCGTTTGAATGTACAAAACAGGGGAGCTTGTGGCACAGCGTATCGAGAGCTATTGCCGTACTTGGCGACTGTGGATAGAGAATGCAGAGGGCGTTATATCAGGTGACAGCATTATGTCAGCTGATAGCTCCATGCAGGCAACATCACTTTCAGATGACATCGAGCTGGGTGCCGTGTGTTCGCAATCGTGGAACATGACCATAAGTGACACTGAAACAGCGTTTCTTGGCAAAGAGTATGACACATATCTGTATCTCGTAGACTACGAAACTAGCGGCATACTTGCAGACGAAAAGATACCAATGGGACGTTTCACCTGTGTGAAGTCGAAAAAGTCGGGCGGCAGTGTCCAGTTGACAATGGCGGACAGGCTGTACTTCTCGGACAAGCCATATGTGCCGCATATTCCTATGCCAAACTGGAATAAAGCAGTCGAGGACGACATTTGCAGACAGCTTGGTCTGCAAAACGGCAATGACTATACAGAGGTGCGACTACTGCGTGACAAGAACGGCAGAAGGCTGATAGATAAGAACGGCAAGGTGCTGTACTCAAAATACTTTTACTTCAAGGTCAGCTCAGTGCCAAAGGACGTGACCATGCGCCAAATGTTGTCCTATCTGGCCTCTGCACAGGGTCAGTTCGGCTATGTTGACCGCTTCGGGCGGTACGTCCGAAAGTGGTATGGCAAGTCTGTGAAAACATTGGATAACAACACAATAGACCTACCTACGCTGTCTGAAAGGCAGAACGCTATCGTGGGCATTATCTGCAAAGTCGGTGAAGATGTAACGCTGTCGCTTGGCGTGACAGATACAACACAAGGACGTGTGCTAGAGTTTGAAAATCCGTACATGACAGAGTCTTTGCTACAATCTCTGTGGCGCAGGATAGGCGGATTTTCGTGGTACACCACTGAGCTGTACCACAGACTTGGTGATCCACGTTTCGACATAGGGGACGTGGTGACCTACACCAACGGCGCAGACAGCTATGACATACCAATAACGAATTTAGGATTTACCTTTGACGGCGGACTGAGTGCTGATATTTCGGCGGTAGGTTTGTCGGTAGAAGAACAGCTTTAAGGGGGCGAGATAATGGCTGATGAAAATTTGACATTGACACAAGACATCACAGAAAATGACTATCCTATGCAACACGCAGGTGAGGAAATCGATGAAATACTGAGCCGAGCCGGCAAGATACACTATGGCACTGTGGAATACAAGATGACGAAAGCGAATCCATTGATGCAGATACCGCTTGGACTGACCTTTGCACCTAAACAGGTAATAGCAACGCTACGGCAGACAGACACACCAACACCATATCAGAACTACTGCACCCACGTTTATGGGTCAGGAACGTCATACTATATGAGTGTCTGCATGGGAGCTAATAACGGGCCAACATTGGAAACCGTTCCAACAGGAACATACTATGTTGACTACATTGCAATAGAGTAAAGAGGGGTGATTAAATGACGATAACATTAAATGCAGATTATGACGTAACACTGAACACTGCATTGCTGGGCTATGTCGGTGAAACTAATGCCCGTCCTGTGTCGGTCGAAGGGCTGACAGTAGACGGCGCAGACCGCTATGTGTTAACGATAGACTACGGCGACGGCACTGCCTATGAGGTCGATATCACAGACGGCACATGGACGCCTACTGCTGATATCTTGCGGTCGGCGCAGACAGTCAGCTGTCAGATATGTGCAAAAAAACTGTCAGGCGATGAGTATATTTTAGTTAAAAAATCACGCATTTTCCGTCTGAGAATAGGTGCGGCTATCGGTGATAATGCCGTGCCGTCACCTGATGTGGCGATGGACGCACTAGACCGCATAGACGCCATAGGTAAACAGGCGCACGCAGATATGCAGACAGCCGTCACCGCCGCAGAAACAGCGACAACGTCTGCTGAGGACGCAAAGAAATCTGCCACAGCCGCAGGAGTATCAGCCGATACGGCAACGCAGGCGGCAAGCCGTGCTGAGACCGCAAAGGCGGCGGCTGAAACGTCCGCAACACAGGCAGACACCGCCATGCAAGGCGCAGAAACCGCACGTCAGCAGGCTGTCACAGCACAGAACGCCGCTAAGATATCAGCAGCCCAGGCATCAACGGCAGCACAGCAGACTGAGGCTGACAAGACCATAACAGCAGGCTACGCAAAGACCGCAAAGACCAATGCTGACAGCACTGCGGCAGACAGACAGGCGGTGCAGGATATGGCAACGAAGGTGACAGCCGACAAGGCTACAGTGGCAGAAAACGCCACTAAGGTTGCTGAGGATAGAACAGCAGCTGAGACTGCCGCCCAGAAAGCACAGGCGGTGGCTGATAGTTTGCCTGAAGATTATGTTACGGCAGTTGCACAGATTGCCGAGAATACAGCTGAAATAGCTAACGTAAAGCTGACGGACAAGGAACTGCAACGTAGGGTAAATGCACTGTATTCCATCGGTCAGGGTATCACGCACCAGTTTGAAACTGACAGCGGAACGGCATATGCCAAGACAGTTCCGACAGGGGCGAAGCTGATGTCAATTAAGTCTGTGGGCGGTAGGTCTATCACATTTAATCAAATGTATAAAAAATTTGACTATGTTAGCGGAGGCATACTTAACTGCAAACCGATTTTTAAATCGCATAAATACTTACTTCGAGTAGACTATAGCGTTTCAGAAAATACAAAGGTATATCTATATTTCAGAGATGCTAAATATACGGCAGAGACTAATAGGCAGATAGTTAAGAACGTAGCTGCTGGTAGTGGAAAAATATCATGGATTACAAGCCCGTTAGGTGAGCATAGCGATGGCGGTGATTTTGGAGTATTTCGCATGGTGACTGATTCTGATGGTAGCCAGAAATTAGATACATCGCCATTCAGTAATCATGAGATTTTCGATTTAACCACCATGTTCGGAAGCAGAAATGAACCTAGCACAGTGGAAGATTTTCTCAAATTCTTCCCTGCGGACTATTACCCATATAATGCAGGTGAGATTATTAGTGCTGGCACGGAAGAGGTCGTGGAGCAGGGGAAGAATTTGTGGGACGAAGTATGGGGAGTTGGTTCGATTAACGCATCTAGTGGCAATGACGAAGGTTCAAAAGAGGCTATATATTCAAAAAACTATACGCCAATTATACCAAATTCAACCTATATCTTCGTGTACGCAGGTAGTGCCAAAATTGAAAATGTGAAAACCAGATTTTATGACCATAACAAAAAGTACATTGGCTATAACGACAACAACGGGCAAATTGTCTACCCAAACAAAGCATTTATAACCCCATTAAACGCATTCTATGTACGTTTTACTATGCCACCGATGTATGGCGATGTTTACAAAAATGATATAGCGTTGATAGCTGGTAGTTCGGGAACCTACGCCCCCTTCCACCGCAACGAATACCATATCCCTGACGCCATCAAGGCACTGCCTGGCTACGGCATTGAGGGAAATGTGACAAACTACGAGACTAAGACCTATACACAGAACAACACTGTTGACGGAACGGAGGTCAAGGCGTTAGATACACCAATAATCACAGACATATCATCGTTAATACCTGATGATTTTCTGCGAAATCTAACAGTCGAAGCAGGCGGTTCGGTAACATTCAAAAACAGCAATGGCGACAATTACAGAATACCAGTTCCAAGCGAAGAAGAGTATATCGTGAAACTATCAGAAGTGGGAGGTACAACATGACGAAGTTAGAAAAATCTATGGTTGAGAGCATGGGGCTGACGGAAGATAATTTCAACAAACCAAAGGTCACCGAGATAGACAGGATAAAGGCAAATGTTGATTTT